CAGCCCTTAGCGGCTATTCATCTACTACAACGAACGGGTCATGGAGGGCTCGGTCAACGAGGACGCTGGAGCGGAAATCCGCGACGGTATGAAGTCGATCTCAGTTCGCGGTGTTTGCCCTGAAACGATGTGGCCGTACGCTGTCTCCAAGTTCAGCACCAAGCCCCCGAAAAAGTGTTTCACCGCGGCTCTGCGGCATCAGGCCCTTCAATACATGCGTGTCGGTCAGACGCTGGACCAACTGAAGGGTTGTCTCGCGGACGGATTTCCGTTCGTGTTTGGTTTCACGGTTTTCGATAGCTTCGAGTCTGACAGGGTGGCGAAGACAGGCATGATGCCTATGCCGAAGAAGACCGAGCAGAATCTCGGCGGTCACGCTGTCATGGCGGTCGGCTATTCCGAAGCGAAGAAGCGATTCCTCGTTCGTAACTCCTGGGGAACCGATTGGGCTCTCAAGGGCTACTTTTGGATGCCGTACGCGTACATGACATCGTCAGACCTCGCGGACGACTTCTGGACATTGCGCACAGTAGAAGCCTAGTTCTTCTTGAAGCACGCAAGTAGGGCGTCGCAGTCCTTCGCTTTGGCCACACACTCGGAGTGAAGGTCAAACGTTGAATCCTGGCTGCGACAAACGTCTTCGCAGTGCTTCCCATTAGGCGTGTCTTTGCCGCTCGCGCCTTTGCATTGAAGTAGGCGTTGATTGCGGCACGAGGCTTCGCACATGTCTGCAGCAGGACCCGCGTCATCCGAAATGACCGGAGGCGGGTTCGGCGGTGGAGTGTTGGAGCACGTACCTCCTAGCGCGGACAGCGCGAAGAAGGTCAGCCCGAGATAACCGGCACGCCGTCGAAGACCCAGAAGTCGTGTGCGTACGCCCATGTGATGAACTCCCATGAAATTTTAGCGAGGCCGCCTTCACCCCAGTTGGTGTCCCAAGAATTCGCTTCAATGGCGTAGTCGGCGGTGTAGCCAACCAAGCAGCGCATGTGCGAACCCAGCCAAGGGCCTGTAGGAGGCCCCATGACCCCGCCTGAGTACTTCTCGTAGCCATCATCGATGGGCGAACCCCAGATGACCGGGCGGTCTTGGCTGAGCGCCTGCTTGATGCCCGCGATGAGTTCGTTCTGAACGCCGAAGAGCCGGTAGTAGCTCGTGATCAGCTTCTGGTCGAAGGCCGCAGTGTAGACGTCCGGAAGCGGCTGATTCAGCACCTGCGCTTCGATAAAGGGCCAATCACCCTCATCGCAAAAGCCTGCATCTGTAAGCGTTTGGAGCGCGATGCGGGGAATGCACCCGTTGTCACTGAAGCCGCGTCCCTGCTCTTTAAGCGTATTCCAGTACCCAAAAAGCACCGAAAGCCAGGCCGCCTTGGGGGCGTTTCTGGCTTTCAGGAAGACTTTCACGGCTTGGGCGATGGACTGCCACACGCATGTGTTGGTCCCGCCTTGGTTGTGGATTTCGACGAGGGACACGAGCTTCGTGTACTCGTCGGGAACAGGCCCTGCAGCTCCAAGAAGCTGCTCAGCGGAGTAGTCTTTGCTGCTAGGGGGTGAGGGCAACAGGCCCTTTTTGAATTGTCCCGTCATCGGTCGTCGAGACTACCACCGGTTCGGTCGACTCGGCATAGAACTTGGCAAAACCAGGCTTGTGAGACAAGCGAATCTTGTTTTGCGCGAGTGACCACGTGAAGTAGCGGTACTGGTTTGTCGCGCCCCGGCTGGTGAGCGACGGGCTTCCAGTGGCGTAACCTTGGAAGAGGGATTTTATCTCCCAGACACCCTTGTACCACGTGAGAACGTTGAGTCCGAGTCGTGCTGCGAGAGCATCATCGGAACAAATATCCTTTTCGGAGTATTTCATCCGACCCGGACCATTAATCAGCTGGAAAGTGGAGATCGACCTACCTCCGTCACCCTTTCGACGGCAATCGCGGACTGCTTGATCGAAGTCTGACTCGTTCCGAGCGATGGCGACCAAAGCGATAGCAGAGGCCTCCTTTGCCGCAGGACCGTCGAAGGGTAGTTCTACGATCGGAGAATCAACAGCGGCGTTGATACCCTGTGCGATTGCTTCGTACGTCGCCATCTGCGCCGAATCAGGTTTCGGTCGCGCATTTGCCGGCATAAGGGCAATCATCACGCCCATAATCAGTTTGATGAGGCTCATGGGGCGAATTGGTGCCCCATTCAGCCAGGATTGTCAAATAAAACCAGCCCAGCACGATCTTGCTGAGCTGGTCGAACTTGTGGAATTTTAGGGGAAACCCCGAGAGATCTACTTGGAAGCGTCGGGGGCGACTACCGCGCCTTTGCTTGCGGCAGCGTCTGCAACGACAGCAACGCCGGCATCAGCAGCGGCCGGCTTCTTGCGACCCCCAAGAATCAGGTTGATGAAGGGCTTCAGCTCCTCCTCTTTGGCGCAGACCTCATTGGCTGGACCACTCGGACTGACATCCCGAACCAACACGCAAGCGGTGTCGGCTAGCGTGACCGTGTCCTTGGCGGTTTTGATGTCCTGTTGCTTGTTCCCTGAACAAGCCAGAGTCAACATCGACATCAGGGTCATGGAAAGTACGCCAGCAAGCGCGCCCGCTACGAAAGACTTCATGACTTCTTCTCCTCTGTGGTTGCGGTAGGTGCAACCTTCGGTGTAGTTGGGGACGCGTTCAGCGCTTTGGCCGTCACGTAATCCCGGACGTGGACAATGACGCTGACAAGATCAATTCCGAACGCGCGGAACAGAATGTTGATGGCCAGCGCGGCTTTCGGATTTTTCTTGGCGGCGTCTACCCAAGCTTGCGGTCCCTTGAGGAGCAGCAGCAGGTTTACCACCACAGAAACAGCCATCCAGACACTGATCCCTCCGATAAGAGATCCGTGTTGGCTGAAGAACTGCCGGATGAATTGTTCCATTGTGGCTTCCTTTCGCGCTCAATCTACACGCTCTTAGTCTAATCCGCGACACCGAGGTATACTGTGTTGGTCGTATAAACAACTCGATGCATTGTCAAAAGGGGTGAAAAAGTGGAGGTACGCTGCGCGGCATGTGGGAAGGACTTGGACAAGGGTTGCGAGGTTGTGAAGATCGATGTCGGTAACCTTCGAGGGAAATCCCAAATATCAAACGCTGAATGCTGGGGTCTTCTCCATCGCAGTTGTTTCAACCGATCTATCGAATCACCCAAGGCTGCGATGGACGAAATACGGCGTCTCGCCCGGAGTCCTTCTTGAATCGCACCCTGGAGCTGATACGAGAAGAGCTGGAACTGGAAGGGTACAACCCTGAGAGTCCTGAGTTCGATCGGATATTCTTGGCGCGAAAAGTCCTGAAGTGCCAAGAAATGCAACACGTGAAGGACTGCGCCAGCTGTCGCGCTTTCATTGACTGCGACCTCGCGCGGCAGCACATGATGAACGTCAAGTTCGGAGGATGATGATGACGACGGATGAGGTGCAGCAGCCTGCCGATTCGGCGCCGCTTGCTGATAGCGACCCTTTACAAGAGTGGGATCTCTTGACTGAGATTGTGCTGGCCTTGGTTAGCCAACCAGGAAAAGTGTTTGTGGAAGGCCAAGAGGAAGAAAACACCTCGCACTTCTTGATTCACGTGGCACCAGAAGACTTGGGAAAAGTGATCGGGAGAAATGGAGAAACGGTTTCTACCATTCGAAAGTTGATCGGCCGGGTGTCGGCTGCTCGCGGCCGTAAAACCTTCATTCATATCGCCGAACCAGGCAAGCCGTTTCGGAAGCCCCCTCTACGACAAGATCGGCGAAATGTCGCAGCATGACATTTCTCACCCTGCTTCTGATGGAGACTCCGCTTTTGGCGGGTGTCGGGTTGCTTTTCGCTGTCCGGCGCGGAGCGTCTAGGATGGCACGGTCTAAGACCAAACTGAGCGTTCAATTGGATGTGGAGGTCTACAACCGTGTTCGTATCTGGGCTGACAAGAACGGCATGACGGTGTCGGAGTTCACGCGCAAGACTTTGATTGAGGCGATTCCACCAGAAGAAAACAAACGCTTCGACGACTCGGGCCAGAAAGAGAGTATTCTGGATCGGGCATTCGAAGAACTAGACAAAGCTGAAGACCCTTTCACCGGAGTATTTTCCATGCCCCCTCGTACGCCTCAAGTCGGTGTTCCTACAGAAGCTGAACGAACACATCCCGCCCAGAGAGTGATTCGTTCATCGTTGACCCAAGTGGCGTCTTCGGTTCCGCCCGGCCCTCACCCGTGCGTCCATCTCAGCGGCGTTGTTCCTCATCACCTGAAGGGCCAGTGCCAGGGCACCTGCAATCAACAGCAGCAACGCGGAAAGCCCTGCTTTTGGGCTCCAACAACCGCACGAAGCTGTCAAATGTTCGAACCAAAAATGTCCGGTGAGCCTTTTAAGCAGGTTCGTTGACAGGCTAAATCTCGACTGGTAGTTTCCATCCCGAACATGGGTTTGCGAGAAGCTCTCGCATACGTTGTTCGCTAGGAGCTGATCATGTCGACACGTAAAATGAGTGTGGCGTCTGTCATCAAAAACGAGCTGAGCCCCTTCGGGCAAGGTCGGGTGATGCAGGCTGACCCCCGCGAAGTCCCCCTCACGGATGTCACCGTTTCTTACGCGGTCATCAATCATCTGGAAAAGGTGATTGGTGCGCGTAAGAAGCAGTTGAAGCCGCATCTGATGTCGCAAGCCGAGACACACGGTGAAACGACTGACAAAGGTGGAAGTTTGCTTGCGGTGGGTGAGGAAAAGATCGTCCGTGAACGGCGGCTCTCCTCCGAACCAAACGAGGACAAGCTGCGCGCTTTGCTCGAAACCAACGGCCTCGCGATTCTCGACTGCTTCGATGAAGTGAAGTCGGTGAAGCTTAATCCGAGCAAGTTGCAGTACTTGATCGATATCGGGAAGCTGAAGAAGGAAGAGGTTGAGGGGTTGCGTGACGAGGTCTTCGCGTTGAAGGTTGACCCTGGACCGGAGCTGAAGGAGCTACTGCTCGCAGCGTGCGGTGCGGAGCCTGAAGACGTCGAAGACGAACGAGCCTCCCGCTCGCGTAAGCGACGCTGAGGGTGGTTGAGGCGGGGCGTCCTTGTCCTACGGGGCGAGGCGCTCCGACTCTCGTTCGCTAACCTGCGGTAACCTCTTGACAATCCTCTTTACTGGGTGATAGGCTGACGCCTTTCCCTTCTGGGTCCTCCATGCAAATAGAGCGTTTAAGTGCGGATGAGTACGTAGCGAGAGAGGGTCTCGTCTACGTCGACACGCGCGAACTGCATCCGCTCTATGAGAAGCTCGCCTTTCGAGCGAACCTCATTCTGGTGGGTCCGAAGGGGGAGGGGAAGTCCCTCTCTGCGGCGGCCTTCTGTGCGAAGCACGGCTACCCGGTGATTACGTTCGACTGCTCGGAGGATGTCCGGCGGTCGCACCTCATTGGTACCTTCACTCTGCGCGGCAACGAGACTCCCTTCATCCTGGGGCCTTTAACGACGGCGTTCGAGGTGGCGAACGAGAAGGGTCACTGCGTCCTCATTCTGGAAGAGATCAACGCGCTGACTCCGCAAATGCAGAAGGTGTTGAATCCGATCGCTGATTGGCGGCAGGCGATTGAGGTACCCGAAGCTAAACGCGTCTTTCGATTGAAGCCTGAAGCGAAGCTATGGATCGTTGGGACGATGAACACCGCGGTCTATGGCGGCGTCTACGCTCTCAACGAAGACTTGAAGAGTCGGTTCCGTATGGTTCCTATCGAGTACCCCAAGAAAGACGACGAGCGGAAGGTTCTTACGGAGGTGCTGCATCAGCGAAAGGTAGTCATCGAGAAAGGCGTCATGGACAAGCTACTGACGCTCGCGCAGGAATCGCGGCAAGGCTCGGTTGAGTATGCTTTCTCGACCCGCGACCTGGTGCAAATTCTCGAAGATGCGAACCTGATCGGAATCACGAAGGCACTTTGGATTGCTTCCGGGAAGTTCGAGGGGGCTGACCGCGTGATGATGGCCAAGAGGATCGAGTCTACGTTTGGGATTGCGGCGGCGCTGTTGACTGGGGCTCGGTGATGAATTCATCGTCGTCGGAGCTTCTGACGGCTGCCTTCAAGACCGTCGACACGTTCAACGGCATCGTCAAGCGACGCATCTGGCTGAAAAACGGCAAGACCGCCAAAACGGACGGCAACGAAATCGTTGTTCCTTTCTCAGATCCAGACTTCTACCTCTTAGTAGAGCGTCAGATCTCGCACATCCTCTTTCGATCGGACGCTAAAGCGAGAGAGCGGTTTGTTCAGGCCTTCTTGAACAAATCGACCAGCATTGCACAACGTGTGCAGGTTGACGCCGGCACTTTCGACACAGTCAAAGTGGTTATGGAGCGCGTCATCGATATTCTGGAGAGTCGACGCATCGAGAGTCTGTGGGGGATGATCTACCCCGGCAGCCACGCACGCTCCCGTGACCGGCTGCAGATGGAAACAGCGAAGCTGCTTCCACGAGCGCACGACACCTTCTTCGACCTTCTGATTTGTCTCGATGCCGGGTTGGATGTGCCGGCAGGGTCGCTGGACCGCTTCCGTCCCTACTTCGTCGAAGCATTGCGAAAGGTAGAACGCCGAGGGTTCACCGCGACTCTAGTGCTGGCTCGGTGGCTCATTGTTCACCTTGTAAACGAGCTATTACGGGAAGATCGAGACACTCCTCATACCAGCAAGGACGACCCTCAGGGGTACCGTGCGGTACCTAGCTCCGATGCCTCGGATAAGGTGCAGGCGAGTACTCGCGAGCGCATGATGGCCTTTCAAAGCCTGGCGCATCAATTCGGTACGATGGATCCGAAGATAGAGGCTCGCTACAACGACTACAGCCTTTCCACGAGAAAGAACGAAGACTTTTTCTCGGTCTCGAAGTCGGCAGCGCAGACCGCTCTTGAACTCGACATGAGCAATGAAGCGCTCGTGGAGGAAGTGCTCAACAACAGCGAGGAACACATGAAGTCGTTCCTCGACAGCGTTCAGAAGCAGCTCGTGCGGCCTGTCGACCACGACGATTGGTTGAAGAAGGACACGTTCTGCAAGCTGCACTTCGTTGATGTACGGCCTGAGGATTCTGAGTTCGGACAACCGCTGTCTACTGACTTGAGGTCGGAGGACTACGCCACGATTCAGCGTTTGCGATCGACATTTTTTCGCGTGATGGGTCGACGTTCGTCGAGACTCGAAGAAACGGGGACTGAGGTTGATATCCCGGCCTTGATTGAACGACGGATCACTGGGCAGGCGCTCTCTTGTTTTCGAAATCAGACTTCAGGCCGCGGATTCCGGGCCACAGTGCTCATCGACCGCTCTCACTCGATGCGTAAAGGTCGTATCCAGCAGGCGGAGAGAGCGGCGAAAATCATCGTCGAAGCCTTAGACTTCCCCTTCGTTGAGTTGAACTTGTGGGGATTTCAGGCGCTAGATGACGGGGAAGTGACCATCACGCGGTTTTCCACGAACCTCAATACTTTCCATACTGAGAAAGTCCCAGTTGACGGGCTTACGCCTCTGCACATTGCTTTACGCGTAGCGATTCGCGACCTGTCGGAGGGATCGGACAGCAAGCAGTTGCTGCTTTTGACAGACGGCGCCCCCATGTACGCCGGAATGAATCATCGGCTTGTCGCAGAACGACAGCTTCGACTGTTTGTTCGTGAAGAGATACACACGGCAAGACGTCGTGGTATCAACGTCACTGCACTTTTGATCGGTGATACCCGTGCCGGCCGGGTTCGCTTCGACGTCAACAATTCTGATCTATCTTTCATGTTCGGCTCGGAACGTTACTGGAAGTGCGTAGATGAGCACCGCTTCGGTGACGATCTCATCAAGGCTGTCAGTAGCAGCTTCATGTCCTATCTGAGCGCTAACTAGGATAACCCATGCCCAAACCCATCAATCCCGACTCGGTTACCAAAGCCTTGAACGAAGGCCCACAATCGAACCGCGAACTCCGTGAAACGCTGGGACTGTCTATCGAGAAATACGATCCTCGACTTGACCGCAAGCTGCAGCAGTTGCGTAAAGACGGTAAGATCCACCTCGTTGGTGGACGCTGGGCTTTGAACACCATTCTGACTTGCCCGAGCTGTAAAGGGCGTGGGTGGGTCGAAAACGGCGGGCTGCTCTAGCCTTGACAATGCTATCGTACACCTGATATGGTTGGGTACAGTGGAGAAGATCGACGCTAAAAAAGAGATCGACGCGTTGCTCCCTCATTGCGATGATGTAGAGCACTTCATCGGCTACACCGAGGTGACAGATCGCGAGGGCCACAGTGCTCGACTTGGCTACGTGCGTGTTCTTCTCAAGGGGGACGGGCCTTTGCGCGACTGGCCGGAGCAGCTCGTTTACCGGCGCGCGGTCGAAGCTGGTAGCGGTGTTCAACTGTTCATCATCTGCGCGCCAGGTGAAGTCCTGACGCCGCTAATCGCAACGGAGTGGGAAGATACCTTCCAAGCGTTTATCGACGCCGCTGAGAAGCTCAAGATGTTCGTGGTGGAGCTGGTTACTCCTACGAAAAAACGTCTTGCGATGATTTCCAATGGGCTTGTCCGAGACACATCGGAGCATCCCATTACGCCTGAAGATTACGAATTCTTGTGCAACGGAGCGCATCGCGACTTCCCTGATGCTCCAAAAAACGAGACCTCGTAAAGCCGGTTTGTAGAAGGTCTCGGCTCGGTCGAACCTACCACCGATGGTGTCTCTGGAGAGGGCGGCGTCTAGTGATAGACACAACCTTCGTTGTGACGAATTCATCGATCAAATGCCTGGAAATGATCGACTTCTGGTTCCTTGACTCCGGCACTCCGGCTCTGCTACCGACACTGGTTCCTTCGAGCGTGACGATCTGAATATGTCGGGGCGGGGCTACCCTGAAAAACTTGCAAGATTCCGTTATACGGTCCCCGTGCTGACCCTCAAATTCCAACCGGAAACAGGATCTCTTCGGAGATTCGGGGGTTTTGCATGGCGAAAGCGCAATACATCAATCCGTATCGGATGTTTAACGGGTCGATCATTCCGAATTGGTTGATGATTCGGAAGGAAATCAACTCGTCGACAAAGCTGGTTTACGCGCGTCTCGGGCAATACGCAGGGAAAAAAGGCGTTGCCTGGCCGCAAAAAGAAACGCTCGCCCGTGAAGTAGGCTTGAGCAAAGACATGGTTTCGTTGTGCTTGGAGAAGCTCGCAGAGCACGGGCTCATCGAAGTCCGGCGGCGGCCTGTGGACGGCCGACCCAACCAATCGAATGAGTATCGCTTCCTCGAACACGCGTGGTTCAACGAGGAAGACGAGAGTGACGATGGAGATCCGGAAGAGGGGGGAGGGGGGAGCCCGCTCCCTCCTAGGGGGGAGCCCGCTCCACCCAGAGGGGGGACTCCGATACGCCCTAGGGGGGAGCCGGCTACGGGCTCTTTAAGAGAACCATTGGAAGAGAGTCATCTTGGAAGAGAATCAAATGAAGCTTGCGGGCCGCTCGCTACGCTCGCAGCAGACTCGTCTCACCCCGAGAAGCTAGCTAGCCCGGCTCTCACGTCTCGCACCACCACCCCCGGTCAAGTCTCAGAGACCGCGGCGCCGGCCGAGGGTGGGTCGCCAACGGCTTCGGCGGTCGAGGACATCGTTGCGGCCACGGTTGCGAAGGTGGCGCGGGAGAAGCTGGAGCGGCTTGGCGCGATAGCCTCGGATGCGGGCAAAAAGACCGAGGAGGAAAAGGCACGAAAGAAAGCGAAGCGCTTCAAGGAGAAACCTTGGCAGCCTCCGCCTGGCGAGGTGGAAGAACTTTCTCCGGAAGCGGCGAAAGGAAGTCCAAAGGGGCAGCTAATGCGCGTTTGGCGCTCGGAAATGCAGTCGGTATTTCCGGATTCCCCTGTGTCCTCTGTCTGGGGACAACGCGAGTACGGGCAAGCGCAGTTGCTACTGGATCGTTACGAGCTGGATCGTGTAGAGGATGCTTTCAGGTACGTGATCCGTAATTGGCAAAAGATTCAGGAACGTATGTTCAAAGGCAGGGGTAGTCCGGTGCCGGGGATCGGCGTGGTGTTGGCCTTGCACGCGAGCCTCGTGCCGGAAGCGGCTGTGTGGGTGAAACATCGTGAGGTCATCGAAGAATACGAGAAGTTCGGCAGTGAATATCAGGAGCGCCCGCATGATTTGGTGTCGCGCTATCTTGAAGCCCAGAAGGACTTGAAGGCCCTCGGGCTTTAGGAGGCAGCATGGCGGAGCCCAGGAAGCTCGTGCACGATGACTTTGTTCGAATGAATCTGCCCAAAGAATTCTGGGCGGCGAGTTCTGACAAGATCCCTCGTTCTGCTTTTCCGAGTATCCGTAACTACGGAACCAAAGCAGAGGCCATGATCAAGGACGGGCTTGGATTCATTTTGGTGGGACCCGCAGGGGTGGGCAAAACGGGAATCGCGGCAGTCCTGGCCAAGATCGTCAAGTGCTACGGATACAGCGTACTTTTTGTGTCGGTGAGTGACCTTCGTGAAATGGTGCGGTCGCATATCGAGTTCGATGACCGTTCGATGTTGGAGCGGTGCAAGACCGTCGACTTTCTGGTTCTCGACAACGTGCGCGAAGAGGATGCGAAGGAGTCGGTCATCCATGCGGCGTCGTTGGAGTCCTTGGCGGAACAGCGGGTTGCTTGGAGGCGCTCCACGGTCATTACGACGCGACTCAAACCCACGGAGTTCACGAAGTTCTTTCCCGGCTTGTTTGAGGTGTTGAAAGCTCGGTCGCCGTTTCTTTTAGTGGAAGGGGAGAACCTTCGAAACAAGGCGGCGGAAGAAGTGAAGGCTCGTTTAGTGATCAATAAAAAAGAGGGCGTGTAAATGGATTACAGCAAAGCCCTCGTCACCGCGATTCTGTCGCTTCCGCAAGACGAGGGGAAAAAGGCGTTCGAGCGTGCTTTGGCTCGCGGTGTCGGACCAAACCGCCTTCATGGCGAAGGCCTGCTCGCCTTCAATTTTTTGACGGAGTACGTAGCTAAATTCGGCGCAATGCCGATCCCCCAGCAGATTCACGGGAAGCTGGGCGTTTCACTTACCGATACCGATACCTTCATCTTCGATGATGCACCTCCGCGCTCTGCTGATTGGTTCATTGACGAGGTCAACAACCAACACCTCCATGTCAAAATTCAAGAAGGCCTGGAGCAGGTTCTCCGGCTGCAGGGCGATCGACAGCCGGCTCAGGCGTACACAGAGTTAGAGAAACTGGTCGTAGCTCTGCGCTCAGAGCAGATTGGGCTCTCAAACGTCGAGAGCTTGTTCAAGCTGGGCCCGGAGATCAAAGAGTTCTATCTAAAGATCAAAGAGGGTCAGCGCGGAGTTCTGACGCCTTGGGCCAAGGTCAACGACATCACGTTGGGCTTTTGGCCGGAAGACCTCATTCTGTTCGTGGCGCGAGCGGGCGTAGGTAAAACGTGGACTGCGGTGCTCTTAGCCTTGCATGCTTGGAGAACGCCGAAGCCGATTACGGGTGAGCAGCGTCGCGTGTTGTTCATTACGACGGAGGTTTCGCGGATGCGCATTGGGATGCGCTTCTACGCAGCTATGGAGCGGCTTCCTTACGGGGAGTTCACGCACGGGCACCTTGACAGCGCTTTCACGGAGCCGCGCTTTTTCAAGGCGGTGGAAGACCTCTACAACGCGGAAGGTCTGTACATCATTGGAGGCGATTTCGACTTTCAGATCGAGTCGGTCGCTTCGGCCATTGAGACTTGTAAGCCAGATCTCGTCATCCTGGATGGTGTGTACCTCTTGCGGGTGCAGGGGGCCAACCGCAACGAGCGTATGGCTAACGCCTTCGATGAGATGAAACGGTTGGCCAAGCGCAAGCGCGTACCCTTGGTCATCACGACGCAGTTCAACCGAGAGGTGAAGAAAGATCTGGCGAAGACGGTTCAGATGGAGTCCATTGCTCTCTCGGACGTCGGCGCTTGGAATGCTGATCTCATCTTCGGTCTCATTCAAGATGACGGAATGAAGAACGAGAAGAAAATGATCCTAAAAGCGCTCAAAGTGCGTGAGGGCTCGGGAGACGAGGTCATGGTCAACTGGAACTTCGATCGCATGGACTTTTCGGAGATAGTTACTTCTGGAGGGCAGGGCGGTGACGCAGACGAGTTCGGTGTCCCCAAGCTGGCAACGGATCCGCAGACCCCCTCGTCTGACCCTAACGACATGCCCTTTTAGCCATGGGTAATCCTGCAATCCCGACCATTGTGAAGCACATGACGGTAGCCATCTATCGTGAGGGGAAGATACCGGCCAAAACCAGAAAAGATCGCTTCCTGCAGTGCTTCGTGATCGCCAAGGCGCGGTGTTCGCAGTACGGCTTTATCGTTGTTCAGGGCAAGGACACCATCGCGCTTACAGGGAAAGGTCGAGCGGCGGAGTTGAGGCACAAATCGGAAGGGCGATCTAAAACGGTTCTTTTCGATACGCTATACGACGCATTTGATATGGACGGCAAAAAGGCCGCGGCAGCTAAGAAACTTCAGGAAGAGACGGCTGCACGAGAGGCGCAGGCAAAACAAGATACGGCGATCGAAAAGAAAGCCACAGCACCGCAGCCGGCCGCGAAGAAGCCTGCGGCTCCAGCCAAAGGCGCGCCCACTCCAAAAGCTCCGGCCAAGCCCAAGATAAAGCCCTACTCCAAGAAAGATCTGCTCTGAGTCCATGGATTGCGCGAACATAGAAAAACTGTTGCATGCCTTAGGCTGTGACAAGGTTCGCGTGGGCAGTACTGGTTGGGTCTACGCAACATGTCCGCTCGCGTTTCGTCACCTCAAGGGCAGCGACGCTAAGCCTTCCTTTGCGATTTCGATCGCTCCGGGAGGTGCCAGTCACTACAAGTGCCACGCCTGTCATTCAGTAGGGGAACTGCCTGGGTTGATCTGGGCCATTTCGAGTCATTACAAACGAGACATGACGGAGCTGATGAGACTCGTGCAAGTGCATAACGTACCCTCGCCTGATGACTTAATGGCGCGGCTGAAGCGCATCAATGAAGGCGGCGAAGGTAAAGGCTACAAGCGTGATGAGGATTCGAAAGTAGCTGGCGTACAGGTCTCTTCGCATCTTGCAGCGTCCGTCCCGAAAGACCTCAAATTTGAGACGCTTCCGGAAACCGCATTGGATGCGGTTAGAGTCGTGCCGCCCGACGTTATGGGTTACTTGCTCGGTCCTCGGCGACGTCTTACGCCGGAGAGCGTGAAGCAGTGGGAGCTGGGTTGGCATCCCGGTATGCGACGTGTAGCCATCCCGATTCGAGACTCTGAAGGGGCTCTGGTGGGTATCAGCGGTCGCGCCTTCTTTGATGCGCAGATGCCGAAGTACTTGCACTCCAGCGGGTTTCGTCGCGACTACTATCTCTACGGCGAGTATCGGGTGCAGCGCGGTGTGCGTGGGTATCTTTGTGAGGGTTTCTTTGACGTCATCTACCTGCGTCAGATGGGGTACAACGCGGTCGCGATGCTGGGCTCGCACTTGAGTCGATTTCAGGCTGAGAAGATATCGAAGTTCTTTTCGGAGATCGTAATCGTACCGGACGGGGATGACCCTGGGTATGAGGCGGCCGAGAAGGCCCGAGCTTCGCTAACAACGAAGCTGTCTACGACTGTTGCCAAGGTTCCGTATGGAAAAGATCCGGACGAATTGGACAATGACGAAATGATCGACATTCTCGGACCTGTTGATCCTTGTTCGGATTGACAATCAAAAATGGTAGTGGTACTTGGAAAGCTCCCCTCTAAGAGGGACACGAAGTAAATCTGTATTCTGTGCGGCGAAAGTGCCGAATTGGAGGCCAAAATGGCGGAAGAGAAGAAGAGCTGGTACAGCACCGGCTATGAGGGGATCGATCGTGAGAAAGAGCGGCTGGCGCGGCTTTCGGGCCCCAACCGTTTTTGGATGAAAGAAGGTACGACGCGCGAAGTCGTCTTCATCGATGACGATCCCTTCTGCTGCTACGAACACAACCCGAAGTTGAACGGGAAGTGGACCAACTGGTTCACGTGCTTGAAGGACTCGAACGACATCATCTCGTGTTGCGAGAAGCTCGGCGAAAAGACCCGGTACTACGTCGGGTACTACACGGTTGTCGATCTGACTTCGCACACGGACGCCAAGGGCAACAAGTATCAGTACGAGGTGAAGCTGCTTCCGACGAAGCTGAAGACCCTCCAGCTGATCCGCCGCAAGAAGCAGGACCGCGGCTCGCTCATCGGCTGCGTCTTCAAGGTGCATCGTGACTCGCAAGAGGATCCGAACTGCGGAGGCGAGTTCGAATTCCAGAAGGAAGGCGACCTCGGCAAGCTGTTCCCCCATGCGAACTACAAGGGCAAGAAGCTCGTCGAACTCTACAAAGAGGCGACGGAGAAGCCTGATACGCTTCAGCGTCTGAAGGACACGTTCCAGATGACCTTGGACTCCAACGGACATCCAGAGCCCAAGATCTTCTCGTTCAACTACATGTCCTTGCTCCAGCCGAAGGACCCGAAAGAGATTCGGAGCATCCTTGGTTCGGCCAGCATTGAAGCGTCTGGCGATGGAACGGAAGCCTCGGGCCCGGTCGACGACACCGTCCCGTTCTGAGGAGTTTCCTCGCGGTACCTAGGCGGTTCACCGCTGCCTGGGTACCGTGCGGTACTTATTTGGACGTCGGTGGTCGGGATCGGAGAGACGACATGGTCAAATTGCTCTTCGTTGTTCTTCATGAGAAAGAACAGCGGTTGGAGGTTGCTGTCGAGGATGCGACAGGTCGTAAACGACGTGTCGAGATTAACTGGCGCTCCAAGGAGCTAACGCCGGTTCCTTCCCACTGGTTTTCGATGGTCGAACAAGAGCTGAAGCTGCAGGACGACGAGGCCGCGCTTGAAGCTACAGGGAGGGTGTTGTTCTGATGCTTCTTGGGTTCTGTGGCGTTGCTGGTAGCGGGAAAGATACCGGTGCCAATTTTCTCGTTCAGCACGAGAACTTCGTTAAAGTTGCGTTGGCAGATCCTCTAAAGAGGATCTGTCGCGACACGTTCGCTTTTACGGATGATCAGTTGTGGGGTCCGAGTGATTGTCGGAACGCTCCTGATGAGCGCTATCTTCGTATACCGGGTGGCGACAAGCGCTACGACCCTATGATTGGTCGCACATCGATCACCGTCGCGGAGTACCTCACTCCTCGTTTTGCCTTGCAGCAGCTGGGTACGGAGTGGGGTCGTAACTGTTATGCCAACGTCTGGGTGGATTACGCGATCAGAACGGCGAAGAAGATTCTTGGCCCTCCTAATGAGCATGGCAATCCCTACGGCTATAACGCTAAGACGGGGGTTTCAGATGAGTCGGGTCTTTGCGTCCGGTTTTCTGGCGTTGCCATCAGTGATGTGCGCTTTCAGAACGAGATAGATGCGATTCGCCGCGCCGGGGGGAAGTTGATTCGTCTGCTTCGTGGAGCAGGTCTGTCAGGGGCGGCAGGGGAGCATCGCAGCGAAGCAGAGATACGTGAGATCCCGGACTCAGAATTCGACGTGGTCATCGATAACAACGAGATGACGCTGCCCCAGTTTGAGGCTCACGTTCTTCAGGTTGTGCGGTCCTTCTCGCGATGAACGTAAGGGTGGGTGAATGGGCTTGGATTCCAAAGTCGGAGCTAGCGTTCTCCGCGCTTCAGGCAATGAAGCACTCGCTCACGATTTATCCTAAAAGGATCACCGGTTTCGGGACAGACGACGACAAGGAGGACGAAGGCCCTATCGAGTTGTTCACGGAGACGGACACGGAGATCGGTGTCGCTCGTGAATACTTCTTGAGCAATCGTCGCGGCGAACACGAGATTCGTTACGAGTTGTCAGACGGCTCCAAAGCTTCATGGCCGGGCAATGTGGCCTTCACCAAAGAAAAGACACTCCGTCCCGAGCAACAGACCGGCTTGCTAGCTGTTTTGACTGCGTTTCGTGGAGGCAAGTTAGGCGGCATGGTGAAAGCCGCTCCGGGATGGGGCAAGACGACGTTTGCCTGTGCACTTATCGAGCGTCTTCAGATTCCGACGTTGGTGGTGGTTCACAAAGAGTTCCTGATGAGTCAGTGGATGGAGCGTATCGAGGAGTACCTGCCTGGTGCTCAAATCGGTATCGCTCAGCAGCAACGTTGTGAGTACGAAGGCAAGCACGTCGTCATCGGGATGGTGCACTCGCTCGCGCGCGGTGGGTACCCGAAGGCGTTCTACAAGTGGCCGGGCCTAATGATTGTGGACGAGGCGCATCGCATTGGAGCGCGAACGTGGGCTCCCGTACCCGCGCTCTTTCCGGTTCGCTACCGACTGGGTCTGTCTGCCACTCCACGTCGGAAGGACGGCGCCGACAACGTTTTTCACTATCACCTCGGTCCCCCTCTCTTCGTGGCCAAGGAGCAGCGGCTCAAGCCGACGATCAAGCGCGTCTACACCAAGTTCAGGCTGGTCAAGACGCCCAATTTCAACCCCAACCTGGCCCCAGAAAGCCTGATCTTACGTTTCCTCTGCGCAAACGATCAGAGGAACAGGCGTATCGTGGAACTACTGATCGAGGCGGTCAAGGCTGGGCGGAAGCTATTGATCCTGTCCAAGAGGCTCAACCATTTGACCCGGCTCGAAGCCATGTTTAACCGCGAGTGGCGCGACGAGAAACTTGGACCTCCCGTATCAACAGGCTTCTACGTCGGCGGAATGACTGAAGACGAGAGGTACCGCTCTTCATTGTGCCGGGTGGTGTTTGCTACTGCTCAGTTCGCATCGGAAGGGTTGGACATCCCCGCGCTCGATACGCTTTTTTTGGTCAACCCCATGGGCGATGTGGAGCAGGCGGTAGGCCGCATCCTGCGTCCATGTGAGGGTAAGAAAAATCCCGTTGTTGTCGACATGCGGGACGACCTCGTTTCCTTGTTCGAAGCCTACGCCAAGAATCGAGAGAAGCTCTATGCACGCATCACTTGACAATTCTTTGACAATCCTCCACCCTCACAGAGAAGGCAGAGAGTGGATAAACGATGAGCGGCTTTTCGTTTCGGGATTGGTACGCAGCCAATGGCGAGCGGCTGAATGCGCAGCGCAAGGCCAAGTATCACAGCGACCCTACGTATCGAAAGCAGGTGCTGGAGACGAATCAGGAGAGTCGTCTCAAGCGCAAGAAGTCGGCGAAGGCGCAGCGCAAGGTGGAAACAAAAGCTGTTCGTTTGAGGCCGCACGAGAAGCGCTTCAAGACAGTGAGTGCGGTTATCGACGGTGTTTCGGAGAAGCTGTTTACCATCGGGGCGCTGGCAAGGGCTCTCGGGTGCAGCATTCAGGCGATTCGCTTGTGGGAACGGCAAGGGGTCATTCCCGCAACGCCGTTGCGCACGGGCACCGGTCAGACAGGGGACCGCCTTTATACCGAGGCGATGGTCGACAGCATACGAACAATCCTTTTGGCGCAGGGTCGGTTGCGCGACCAAGCGGTGAAAGAGCGGCCGAAAGATCGAGCCTTGTTGCGCTTTATCCGTCTTTCAGACGGGCAGGTGAAGCAGGTATCCCTGTATCTGATTGGGGTTTTGGCCCGACACGTCGATCGCAATGTGGTGACGTTAGAGCAGTTGGAGGCGAAGGGCTTCCTCCCTCGAACTCCGTTCCGTGCATCTTCGGTAGGGCGTCGTCTGTACTCCGGCGCGATGATCAACGCCGTACGGAAAGCCTTCAAATCTCGTGGCGGAGAAATTCGTGGAGAGCCGGCGTGGAAAGAGTTCCATGCCGATGTGTTGGCGCAGTGGACGGCTCAGGGTGTGATGGACGCGGTATTGATCGAAGCGGCTCCCAAGAAAAAGGGTGTCGCCGATGACCGCGAAGACGACCGCGAAGCCGGAGCCCTCCCGAGCTGAGCAGCATATTCCGACTGTCGCCTTTGTTCAGCGGCAGTTCTTTCGCGGCAAAGAGCCGACTTCTGAACTCGAAGTTAAAAACGAGACCCTTCAGGTCCATCGGTTTTTAACGGAGCCTGCGAAGATCAACGTGTCCATGGGGTTGACACTCAACCTGGGCAACTTCGAGGCGGCGCGTATTGATGTTGGGTTGGTGGTTCCTTGCTATCGCGAGGAAACGGATGACGCGTACGTCTACGCCAAGAAGTGGGTAGAAACACGCCTTGGAACGGAAGTGCAGGACATCCGGGCCAACAAACCGAGTTTATTTTAAGGAGTTTTCCATGGCGGCACGCAAGAAGACGGAAAATGTGGAGTCTGAGTCGCGTGCGACCAAAGTCTTGGCCAGCGAAGCACTCGCCAAGATCCTCAAAGCCCACGGATCAGAGATTCTCATTCGCGCATCTGATCACCGCCATCAGGAGGTGCCGCGTATCCCTTCGGGCATCATGATGCTGGATTGGGGTCTGGGTGGTGGTTGGCCGGCGGGCCGGATCAACATCATCTACGGGCATAAGTCCTCGTCAAAAACGACGACACTGATGAAGACCATCGCGAACGCTCAGAAGATGTGCGCCGCTTGTTTTACATTTCCCAATGTCGACCTTGCTACGGGGGAAATTGGGGAGTGCAAGTGCGGAGAATTTCGTGAATCGGTGTGCGCCTTCATCGACGTGGAGGGCACGTTGGACATGAAGTGGGCGAGGAACTTGGGGGTTGATCCTGACCGCTTGCTTCTCTCTCAGCCTGAATTTGCGGAGGCTTCTCTCGACATTGGGGAGGCTCTGATTCGAAGTGGTGAGGTGGACGTCATTGTCCTCGACTCGCTGGCTTTTTTGACTCCGGCCAAGGAGATCGAGGAGTCTGTCGAGAAGGAAACAATGGGTGTTCAGCCGCGCCTCATCGGTAAAGGCATTCGCAAGTTCAACGCCGCGTTGAGCGCAGTTAAGAACGAGCACGGTCGCTACCCCACCGTTTTCTTCACGAATCAAATCCGTATGAAGCTGGGTGTGATGTTCGGGAACCCTGAGACTCAGCCGGGAGGGATGGCGCCGGGGTTTGCTGCGACAACAGAGGTCAAGGTTTGGCCCGGCAAGTACTTGATCGATGAGAAGACTGGTCGGCCAGTACATGTCGACATCAACTTCCGAATCGAGAAGAACAAGAGCGCGCCGGCTAAGATGGAAGGCGAATTCCGGCTCATGCTCACGGATACTGAGACCAAGCACGCCGGGGACATCTACGAAGAGGACGCTATCGTCAACATGAGTCAGAAGTTCGGACTCCTTGAAGGACATGGGAATTCGTGGACATGCCTAGGCGAGAAGTACGGGGGCAAGTCGGTCATCGAGCGCAAGTTGCTGACAGATCCGGCATACAAGAAGACGTTGAAGGAAGCCCTGATGAAGGTGCTCCTTGCGGCTTGAGCCCCCGTGTCGAGCCTTGTCCGAAGTGCCCAGGACAGATGGTGGCGCAAGACGTGGACCCGGACTGGATGGGTTATCCGGTCCGCTTTCTGTGGCGTTGCGGAGGTTGTGCTTACGAGGAGATGCGTGTCGATGACTTCGCCGCCGACCCCTAGGAAGCGTCCAGTTCCTAAATCCATGGACCCGAATTACGACCGCTATCGTCGCTCCAAGAAGCATGAGGAGCGTTTGGGTAAGCAGTTGGGTGGAAGGCGCCTGCCGCGGTCGGGGGGTGTTTCTTGGTCTAGGTGGGACCTCTCCAAGGCAACCGGGTCCAACATGACACTGGATGGGGACATTTCAACACCCTCGTTGCATCTGGAGCACAAGCGAACAGACGGGAAGTCTATTTCCGTGGCTAAGGACTGGCTAACCAAGGTGTCCGAGGGCGCTCGTCGAGTGGCTAAAGACCCTGGCGTCGTTCTGACCTTCGAGAAAAAAGGCCAAAAACCAGAGGACTGGGTTTTGATTCCTTTGGAGATCTTGGAACGACTGCTCAAGCAGGCTCAGTAAAATGCTGGTGAAGATCGACAAAGACGGTGCCAACATCGTTCCAGACGGCGCCGCTAAGGTGCGCGTCTGTTTTGAGATGGATCAAACCGGATCGAATCTAGAAGCGGTTTTCGAGTGTTTGGCTTGCGGCGACTTGTTAGTGTCGCAGGGCACGACTAAAGTGCGTTGGACCTGTCCTTCGTGCACCTACGAGCTTCATCCGATGGAAGCTGCGCTCGTAGTTAGACACGCGCGATTTCTTCTCGACCGGATGTCGGAGGTCTTGGTTCCAGTCAAAGGTAAGAAACAATGGGTTTGGGTAGTGTGGTTGCTGCGGCTTCTTCGGCTCAAGGCAGCCTAAAAAAGCTCATTCGCCTGCGTTTGGCGGAAGACCGAGAGGTGCCTTGGCTTGACGAGAAGTCGTATCTACGGGTCTCGGCTTTGGCCGACCTTTGTCCTCGTGAAGAGGTACTAGCCTCTACCTTTAAGGTGGCGCGCCGCCGAACAGTGGACCCAGACCTGGCCCTAATTTTCGCGCATGGGCACGCGCTTCACTACATTCTGCAGAACAAGGTGTTGGCGGAGACGGGGGCGCTTCTAGGTATCTGGCGTTGCGTGGAGTGCGCCAAGCAGTTCGGTAAGCTGGACGGCAACATCTCTGAATCTCAGACGCTGGTTCGTAAGCCCAAGAAGTGTGAATGCGGTTGCGAGGACTTTCATTATCGCGAGCAGCACTTCATCAACGAGGAGTACCGCATTGGTGGGCACCCTGACGGGTTTCTAGTGCTTCAAGGGATGCCGGGGATGGGGATTGTCGAGTGCAAGTCGATAGGATCACGCGGTGCGTGGGAAGTGCGCCAAACCCCCAACGTCGGTCATGTCGTTCAGGCTCAGTGCTACATGTGGCTCTCGGGTTTGCAATGGGCGAAGATCTTGTATTGGGAGAAGGGTGGGAACGGAGCCTCTGCTCTTATCGAGCACACGATTGAACGAGACGAGGACACTCTCGATCAGGTAAGGCTACTAATTCGATCTATCTGGGACGGCATCTCCATAGGTCATTACCCCCAACGAATCTGTACTTCGGCGTCCTGTCCTAGAGCTGCAAAGTGCGCGCTGGTGGGGCCTTGTTTTGAGAACCCCTAGGAGTCACGTGTCCAAGTCGGTAGATCTCCAAGGTCTGGTTGTTCGTCCGGTTCCGCCGGAGCTGCTGGACAAGGTCGTTTGTACGAACTGTCAGGAGAACCCTGCACGCTGGGACTTCGGTGAAAAAGCAGAATGGAACTACACCTGTTCTTTTTGCTTTCTGTACAAACTGAAGTTGTTGTGTGATCAACGATCGAAGATCGATTGGTTGATTCGAGAAACGGAGAAGGTTCGCGGAGTAGCCTTCCTCTGTCACGAGAACGGGATCCTATCCAAAGAGGTGGACGCGGACTGCATTGCCTTCGCGATTGTTGCAGGGAACAAAGTGTTCGATGCTCGGCAGCAGCGTCTAGGGGGTTCCAGATGAGTAAGAGCGTGTATCTGTTGGGAGTAGATCCCGGTCTCGCCAACATGGGTTGGTCCGTCCTTCAGTTGCTCCCAGATCTGGAAGTCCTCGTTGATTGTGGTGTTCGACGCACTGAAAAGTCGAATGCCAAGCGGAAGGTGCTGGCTAGCGATGACAACCTGCGTCGGGCACGCGAGATGGCGGCCGAACTCGATCGAGTCTTCAACCGCTTTCCTATTTCGGTGGTCTGCGCCGAGTCTATGAGCTTCCCGCGGAATTCCTCAGCTGCGGCTAAGATGGCGATGTGTTGGGGTTCGTTGGCGACGTTTGTTCAGCTTCGGAATCTACCGATCGTTCAGTCTTCCCCTCAAGAGGTCAAGAAGGTGTTGTGCGGGAATAAGAGCGCGTCGAAGGAGGAGATCGGCGCAGCGGTTAGAAACCGTTACGGGAATGCCGAGAAGCTGCTAGAGGCTGTGACTCCCTCAGTTCGAGAACACGCGTATGACTCGATGGCGGCGGTTGTTGCAACGTTAGAGAATAGCGAAGTCATTCGCGCGCTTCGAAGCATGGCCGCATGAATCGCGGCATCAATAGGGTCGCGATTTCGGGGGAAGTAGCAGGCCGCTTCAGCTTTAGCGAGACCACGAACAGTAGTGCTGCGGCTTCCTTTTACGTGCTCTGCGAACGGCACACGCATGATTCTGTGGTTCGAGTTCGGGTGAAAATCAATGCGTATGGTGGAGGTCTCGTAACCGTCTTGCGAGTCAAGCTTGTATTGGGGGCTTACGTGCTTGTAGATGGGGAGCTGATGAATCGGAAGGGTCAGCAGGAAGAGCTGATCGAGGTTCGGGCTACTCAAATTATTTTTCCATTGGAGGGTCGCAATGCAACAAGAACGCTCTGAAGGTCTTACCGTCATCGAGGGGGGCAAGAGCGACCCCACGACTGCTCTGGACTTGTCCGATCAAAGTGGGCCGGTAGTAGGCTCCAAGGCTTGGTCGACGAAGGTTCGTCGTCGCGCCAAGGAGTTGGTGCAGCTCTTTGACTCGGGTTACATGGAGCTGGCTCGTATTTTTTACCAGGTCTGGGACACACCTGTGATGGGTGATGCGCGTCGGGCGGCTGTCTTTACGGCTTGGGGCTTCGAGAGCTTCAAGGACTACGCCGAACGCGAACTAGGGCTGCATTATAAGAAGGCCGAGCGCCTTCGTCGCATCTGGTTCGTTCTGGAAGTGCAGCTCAAAGACCTTTCACCTGAACTGAAGCAGCGGGTGGTGAATCTCGGCTATTCGAAGGTTCGCGAGCTGATCAAGGTTCTTACTTCTCGAAATGCCGAGGTGCTCATCTCGCAAGCCGAGACGATGAACTACAAGCAGCTGGAGGCCACTGTGGCGGACGAGAACCGCCGTCGTGGAGTCGCGGAGGCTGAGTTGGGTGCGGGGGAGGATGACGACGGTGAGCCGCTTGCTGCGCTTCCTGAGGCCCATGTGGACGACACCAACGCGGTTCATGAGAAGCCGACTCGGGAAGGTTTTGACCTTTTTCCGGCGCAGCTCGTGAACGTCCGTTTGGCGCTTTCACGGGCGTCGGAGCTGGCTCACTCTGACAAGAGGGGCCACCAACTCGATCTCATCTGCACCGATTTCATCGCGACGAACGACAGCATGGCTGGCGATTCCGACAAGCGTTTGCGTTACATCGCTAAAATCGAGCGAACGCTCGGTGTGCGCCTGATGGCGGTAGACCCGGAGTCGAAAGAGATCATCTACGGAATCGACACTCTGAAAATCATCGCGGGTGACTGAATGCTGTCTATTTCCAAAGCCGTCCTGAAGGAAGAACTAACCCTCGCTCAACGCATTCTCAACAAGTGGCAACTGCGGTTGGATGAGGGTATTCCTGGCGTCGACATTCCTGCTGGGGATGAGCTGCAGTTCGAAGCCTTTCGCAAAGAGATGGTGGGTGAGTTTCAGCTCATAGCCTCCAAATTCGATGGCCTAGCGAACATCATGGCGGAAGATCAAATGGCCTAATTCGTCCTGAAAACGGGTCGATTTCGAGCACGGTTCGTGCTTGTATTCGATCTATGGGTAGGAAAAAGGCATCGGTAGAGGCGCAGGAGCCGGAGACTGCAAAGGTTTCTGCAGATCCCAAAAAGCGGAACATCGACTTCAAGTGGGTTCCGATAGACCAGATCATTCCCAACAGCTGGAACGTCAACACGCAGGACGAGATAACGTTCAACATCCTGCAAGACGAGATCGCTGAGGTAGGGCTAATTGATCCGATTGAGGTCGTAGCTCTAGAAGAAGACGTGTACGTCATTTTGGGTGGTGAGCACCGCTGGCGTGCGGCTAAGAACCTAGGCTTCGAGGAGGTCCCCTGCATCCTTCTCACGGATACGAAGTGGAAGGATCAAGACCTTCAGAAGTTCGTGACGGTGCGTCTGAACGTTATCCACGGCAAGGTCGACTCTGACAAGTTCGTGGTGCTCTACAACGAGCTGGCCCAGAAGTATGGGGCGGACTCGATGCAGCGCTTGATGGGCTATGCGGATACGCAGCAGTTCCAGAAGATGTTGGGTTGGGTGAAGAAGGGGCTCAAGCAGTCTTTGCCCAAGGAGATGGGGCAACAAATCGAGGATGCAACCAAGGAGGTCAAGTCGGTGGCGGACCTCTCCAAGATCATTCAAGACCTGTTCAACAAGTACGGTGAGACCGTCAATCAATCCTTCATGGTGTTTACCTACGGCAAGCAGCAGCATGTCTACATCGCGATGGATGCGAAGCTGCGAAAGTCGATGGACCGGGTCATGGAATGCTGCCGGTTCACAGGACAGGACATCAATGACTTCCTGAGACCGATTTTTGACGAGTTTACGAAGAAGGCTGCAATCGATATTGAACGGAAGAAACAAGAGGAAGCGGTCAACGGGTCGAGCGCCGTTGCTAGTGCCAAACCAGAGTGGTAGCTTCGAAGTTTCGTGGGCCATCCATGAAACAGAATCTCGAACAGATGCGGTCCTTGCTTCATTCAAGCGGGCTGTTGGCTGATACTGGGCCGGACGAATTCTGCTTGGTTGTGGTTCCTTCGCAGCGCGTTCGTGCGGGTAAATTTGCAATCCTGCTCCAGGACAACGGCGTGCGCTGTCGCGCTCTCGGTCACGGAGACGGTAAAGTGTGTGATCAGCGTGGTGTGGTGTCCAAAGTTCGAGGAATCTTGGTTTTGGCTGTACACCGCAGTGACGGCAAAAAAGCGGAACTGTATGCCCGCCTATTCGGGGTAACGGCCGTGCCGGTCGAACGAACAACCCCCGATAGCGATTCGTCCTAAAGATCTGATTTTTGAATCAGCAAGGTCGAACTTCGATCTCGATCTTGACTTCGATGGATTTTCCATCGTAGTGTCACTCCTTGCGTGTTGATCTTCTTCGGATTGTTCCAATTCAACAAGATCAATATGTATGAGCGGCTCCGAGGTTTTCTCGGCTGCTCTACAACCAAGCGGTTTGACACCGCGCACTGAAGGAAGAATCCGATGGCCGCTAAGAAGAAGAAGACAGCGAAAAAGGCCGCGCCGAAGAAGGCGGTCAAGAAGGTGGCAGCCGCCAAGAAGACGAAGGCGAAGAAGGTCGCCCAGGCGAAACCGGCCCGTAAGAAGGCAGCACAACCCACGAGCGGTCAAAGCGGACCGCCTGTTGATCTCGCGAAAGACAAGCTCAACAGCAAAGAATCACGTGTTGTGGCGGTGTTGGCCGGGGATGCCAATCCGGTCCCCATCAACGCTTTGGCGACCAACTGCTTTGCCGACCAAGCCTCCTCGAAGGCAAACTCTTGGGTGAGGAACTCGCTCCGGCGCCTCGTGCGCGGCAAGTGGGTCGACAAGGTGGGCAAGGGCACGTACCGCCTGTCCAACACCGGTCGCGCTCTCTTGGAGTCGCAAGCGGCTGCCGCTCAACCTGCATGAACACCTATGAGGTTGTCAGGCATGCGGAGCGTCTTCCGGCCATCGCGGAAGAGATAGCCCAAGCCGAGGTCATCAGCCTCGACTTGGAAACCACAGGCCTGACTCCTCATTCGTCCAAGATACGGCTTCTCAGCATCAACACCGGGAAAGGGGTCTACGTCATCGACGCGTTCGCGACGGGGACCCTAGAACCGGTCATTCAAGCGCTTCGTGATTCGAAAGGTGTGAAGGTTGGGCACAACCTGAAGTTCGATCAGAAGTTTTTGCTGCACTACTTTGATCTGGAACTCTGGCCCATCTTTGATACCTACCGCGCGTCTTGCCTTGTCTATAACGGGCAATTCATGGGGAAAGGAACACAAGACCTCTACGCTTTGTATTCGCGTGAGTTGCAAATCGGACCTGAAGCTCCAGAAAATGGAGCCTCCGATTGGACCTCGCCTGTTCTCAATCAAGGGCAGCTGGATTACGCCGCCGAAGACGTCATTCACTTGCCCAAGCTGCGGGATTCGCTGAAACCCAAGCTTCGAGAGAACCGTTTGAACTCGGTCGCGATGATCGAATTCCACGCGATTCTTCCAGAAGCGGCCATGGAGCTGGCGGGGTTTGCCTTCGACAAGGAGGCTTGGCTTCGGTTGGCCGAGTCGAACGGTGTTCAAGCGAAGAAGCTCCAACGTGAGCTGCTCCATGAGCTGCCGCATCCGGCAAAACAGATAGCTCTTCCCGGCTTCGATCCCGACTTCAACTTGAACTCGCCCGACCAACTACTCAAGTCGTTGCGGATGATTGGGTTGCGGATCGACAACACCAGCGAGATTACGCTGGCCATGTGCGCTAAAGACTTCCCCATTATCAAGAAGATCTTGGAGTGGCGTGGCTACTCGCAGTCGGTGAAGACCTTCGGTGTCGAGTATCTGAAGCACATCAGTCCGGTCACTCAGAGAATCCACACCAACTACTACCCTTTTACGGGAGCCGGTCGTTACGCCTCCTCTGACCCGAACCTGCAGCAGATTCCCAGAAAAAAGGAATTCCGCGCCTGTTTTCGCGCACCGCCTGGTAAGAAGTTGGTCGTTTCCGACTATTCGCAAATCGAGTTGCGAATAGCCGCTGAACTGGCGGAAGACGAGACGTTGATGGGTGTCTATCAGCGCGGCGAAGACGCGCATGCTCAGACCGCCAGTCTGGTTTCCAACATTCCTCTAGATCAGGTAAAAAAAGAACAGCGGCAGATGGCGAAGGCTGTTAATTTCGGATTGATCTACGGAATGGCGGCACCGAAGCTCGTTCAATACGCCCAAGCCAACTACGGCGTTTCCATGTCTGTTCCAGAAGCCGAGACTTTTCGAAACCGTTATTTCGAGGGCTATGCAGGGATAAAAAGCTGGCATCGAGACATCTTTAGCGACCACAACAAGCGCAGCGGGATGACGCGAACAGTGGCTGGCCGGCTACGCTACCTCAAGCCCGAGTCCCACAATGAATTTGCAAATACTCCGGTGCAAGGAACTGGAGCCGATGGTTTGAAATGCTCGCTGTGGCTCGTGTATGAGCGAATGAAAAAGTACAACGGCGCCGCTCGGATGATTCACATGGTCCATGACGAAATCATTGTCGAAGCGGACGAAGATCCTGATCTCCTTAAGTCGGTGCAACGGGATCTTGAAGAAGGCATGATTGAGGGGATTCAGCCCATGCTGCGTAAAGTTCCTGTCGTAGTTGAAGGAGGAATCGGCGAGAGTTGGGCAGAGAAGTGATTTTAGCCTAGAATACGGGGAGTTGAGGAGATCCCTGTGGAGCCCACACGAATGCCTGGCGTCAAAGCAAAAAGATCCTACCGCATGCGGCCTCAAAGCCGAGAGCCTGGGCAGGGGCGCATTCGGAAATTGACCTGCTTTGATGAGGTGTACGGGCGCATCTTGGAGGGGTGGCCCCTCTCTGAGGTGGCTCGCTTCATTCAGGATGTCAAAAAAGAGGCGACCGATCTCACACGCGGAAGTCTGATGCAGTCCTTGCAGGACTTCCGTGGGACCATCCCGCCTGCAGAACTTCTGAAGAAGCGCCTGACCCCTGTTTTTGTCGATGCCGCTAAAGAGGTCGAGGAGGGGCTAGACGAGCTGAGAGAAATAGAAAAGCTCTACAAGCTGCAGATGCGCCGCATTGATATTGATGTTCAAAACGAGAAGAACATCAAGAAACTGCTTCCTACGACAGGACAAGAGGTCCGTATCGCGAGAGAGATCTTGTCTACCTATGCTGATCTGAAGATGGATCTTGGCTTGTCTAAGAGACATCTAGGTCATATGGACGTGGATGCTCGTGTGATGGCCGATGTGGCTCTTCGGTACAACAAAACCGAAGTGCAGACCGTGCTCAGCGATCCTCAGTCGCGTAAAAAAGTCCTGAGCTTGGTAGAGAGGCTCATGTCCAAATCGGCTGGAGCCTTGGTTCAGGAACCGGTAGCGCAGGCTGTTATGGACGTGGAAGGGGAGCCTGTTGAAACGGTGGTGCTCGACGAAGAGCCTTTCGAGGGGAACTTGTTGGCGGAAGAGGACGAGTTGGACCCTCTAGCGGAGCCCATCGCTCCTTTGCCTGAAGAAGACTGATGCCGATCCTTCTTAAAAATGGACGCGCGCGAAGCGAGCGGACTCCGGAAGAGGTGGAGGACTTGCTCCGCAAGGAGATGGAGCATCTTACGCCGGCCGAACGCGCGACTCTTGAGATCGTTCTCAAGGAGATGCAACAGAAGGCGCCGCAGGCACAAGAGCGGCGGCTCATCGATGTCCTCGGAAACGCGGAGTACAACACCCCTCCCGTTGACATCATGACCTTCATCAAGGACCCCTATTACTTGGGTGCTACCTGCGACGGTGTCTATCCGAAGCTGAAGGAAGATCTCGTCGAACTGTTTGAAGGCGGCTACTACGTTGAGGCGATTTTTACGGGGTCGATCGGTTGGGGTAAATGTGTGCATAGTACAACTGAGGTATTCGATCTGTCTTCGGGCAGACGGAGAACAGTTGCAGAAGCTGGTGAGTTCTGCGTCCCTTCCATGGACGCGAAAGGTAAGATCCTAAGCAAAGCCGCAAAGGCTTTTCCTTCAGGTAGAAAGTCCTGCGTTCGGCTGATTCTTGCCGGAGGCCAGCACCTCATACTCAGCACCGACCACAAGGTTTTCACTTCTCGTGGTTGGGTTGAAGCCGCTTTGATTGGCGAAGGAGATCTTGTAGCCACACCAAGATCTATTCCGGATCCGGAACGGTTCTGTGATGTGTCGGAGGATGAAGTAAAGCTGGCGGCCTATCTTCTCTCTGATGGCGGCTGCACGCACAGCATCACGTTTACGAATGAGACGCCCAGTATTTTGGATGAGTTCGTGGGACTTGTTCGTACCGTAGGGTCGATTCGCAACGGCCTACCGCCCGATGCTCGTCCTGCCGCTCGTCAGAATGCTGGCAAGGCTACGACACTTAATGTGCGCGGGGTTATGGCCTTCGTTCGTAGGTGGGGTTTGGATGACCACTCACGGGAAAAAAGGGTTCCGGCCGAATTTTACGGGTTACGACGTGAACACCTCTCGGCCTTCCTCAATCGATTTTGGGCCTGTGATGGATCTCTTTCCGTACGTGCACCGGCGAAAGCAGAAGTCACTCTAGCGTCGGAGGGTATGGTTGACGATCTTCGATTCATGTTGCTTCGGTTGGGCGTCCACGCTCGAAAGTACCCGAAGACGAAATTCTACCGTACGCCTTCCGGCGAAAAACGTTCCTTTGCGGCTTGGTCGTTAACGGTCACCGGCGCCTCTAATCTGCTTCATTTCCTGGATGTTGTTGGGCCGGTTCTAGGGAAAGAGGCGACGTGCGAGGCGCTACGAGATGCGTGCTCGGGGATCAAATCGAATACGAACACGGATGTAGTGCCTGTCGGTTTTGACGAGCTTAAAGAGATTCGACACGAGCTAGGCAGCCAGGGTTCTGGTCTAACGGCGCGATTTGGGTGTCCCGAGGGCCAACTTTTCAGTCGTGCTCGGTTCGAGCGCTTGTGCGAGGAGACGCTGTATCAAGGCGAGCACGCTTGGTTGGCTCAATCCGATCTTCTTTGGGAGCACGTATCTTCCGTCGAACCTTATGGAGTGGCCGACGTTTACGATCTGTCAGTGAACGAGACTCACTCTTTTGTTGGCAACGGGATGGTGCTCCACAACACCTTCCTCGCTTCGATCGGGCTATGTCGGATTCTCTACGAGCTGTCTTGTATGAAGGATCCGCATGCCAGCTTCGGTCTGGCGAAGGACACCAACATCGCGTTGGTCTGTTTCTCTGTCAGCGAGGCGTTGGCCCAGAAGGTTGTCTACGAGAACATCGTTACGAAAATCAAAGCCAGTCCTTACTTCCAGGAGCACTTTCCGTTTGAGCCTACGAAGAAGGAGCTTCGATTCCCTAAGGCGGTCTGGGTGGCACCTCGCGCTTCGACCGACACTAGCGCGCTCGGCTTGAACACGATTGCTGGAATCATTGACGAGTCCAACTTCCTAGCGAAGCGCAAGACAGTGCTAGGCGAGGAGAGTCGAGCTGAGACGCTCTACAACACGATTAAGCGTCGTATGAAGAGCCGTTTCGAACGGCAGGGTAAGTTGCCGGGCATGCTCTTCGTGGTCTCCTCAAAGAAGACCAACGACGACTTCACGGCCAAGCGAATCAATGAATCGGTCAATGATCCGACGACGTTCGTTCGCGACTACGCTCTTTGGGACGTCAAGCCTGAGGACTATTTCAAGACGAAGCGCTTCTGGGTGCTTTGCGGTAACGCTGAAACAGCGTCCAAGATCTTAACGGATGAAGAGGGGGAGCATTACAGGGACAACATTCCTGAAGGTTCTGCTGTCATCGATGTGCCGGAGGATTTCCGTCACGACTTTGAAGTGGACCTAGAAGGGGCCATTCGTGACATTGCGGGCGTAGCAACGGTCGCCGTTCACCCCTTCATTCAGCGTCGAGAGAAAATTAGAGAGGCTGTAGATCCTTCCCGCAAACACCCCTTTTCAACCCTCGTTTACGACATGTCGAAGGGCGGTCGTTTTCTTTGGGATGAGATGGTGGCGATGAAGACGGAGAAGGCTCCGGGTCGGGTGGAGTTCCAGCGACTACGCCCCATCATTAGCCCTCATGCCGCGCGTCACATTCACATCGACATTGGTTTGCGGAAGGATGCCTTGGGGCTCTGTATGGGCCATGTGGCGGGCTGGAAAGATGTTCGTCGTAGGACGGATGACGGCCGTGAGTTCGCCGAACGTGCTCCCATTTACATCATCGACTTGGCGCTTCGAGTAGTCCCTCCGATAGGCGGGGAAGTCTTGTTGTCGGAAGTTCGGCATCTGGTCTACGATCTGACCGCTC